TCGTCCACGCGGATCTCCTGTGATGCTGAGTGAGTGACCCAGACCCCCGGGGCGGAGTAGTGCCCCGGGGGCGGGAGATGGGATCACCTCACAGGTCAGTGCAGCGGGTTGCTCTTGCCCTTGCCGACAGGCTTCGGCGTGCTGTGACCGGCCACGCCCTGGCCGAGCGGACCAACGGCGGGGCCGTTGGAGGGGGTGCCGCCCTTGTGGGGGGCGTGGGTGTGGACCTTGCCCGGAGCGGGGCGGGACCCGGCGGGCTGTGCGTTGGGAGCACTCATCGTGATCTCCTAGTTGGGTTCCGTCACGCCGGGATTCGACGAGACACGTTTGCCTGGAGGTTGGCGTTGCCGCCTGGCGTCAGGCCCGCCAGGATCATGGAGACGTCGGGAGCCGCGCCGGCGCCCAGGAAGGAGTTGTCGCCAGGCTGCTGCTGGCCTCCCCCGCCGCCGGCGCCCATGAGCTGCTGCATCATCGCCGCCATCGGGTCGGCAGCCTGCTGCTCCTCGGGGTCCGGGGTGTAGGCGTCCTCGAAGGCCTCGTGGAACGGCTTGCCGCTCTCGCGGTCCTTGATGATCTTCGCGGCCCGCTGGAGCACCTGGAGCGGATCCGGCCCGCCCTGGAGGGACATGGCCGGTGCGTTCGCCAGGAGCCCGAAGAGGCCCTGCTTCATCGCGTCGGTGATCTGCTCGATGTCCACCCGGCGCTGGAGGTCTTCCACGTCGACGTCGAACGGGAGCATCCGCTGCATGGTGTCCCGGTCGATGGCCTGGTCTGCGCGCAGTTGGAGCAGGAAGACGATGGCCCGGTTGGGGTCCATGCCGGCGGTCATGCCGTAGGTCACGGCGACGGAGTGGTCGCCGTTGATGTCCCTCTTCGGCGTGTAGGTCTCAGTGAAGGGGGCGCCGGAGGCGACACCCTTGACGGTCTTCTTGACCTCGGGCCAGTAGAGCTCGTCCATCTCGAAGGCGTACTCGACGGCCCGCCGCAGGGTGTCACCGATGACGTCCTGCGCGGTGGCGATCTGCGTGGAGTACCACTCGGTCAGGGCCTCGACACCCTTGCCGGTGATGACCGAGGCCTTCACGTCGCCGCGGCGAGCCGCCGGCGAGCGGGTGCCGTCCGCGATCTCCTTGTCCAGGAGCTGCGACTCGATCAGCGAAGATTGGGGCAGCTCGATGGGAACGCGCCGAACCTTGTCGGGTTCATTGGTGCGGATTACCGCGTCGGCGCCGAAGCTGATCTGGGTGACATCATCAGGCACGGCCAGGGGAGCCCGCACGGCCTTGTCGGCGGCTTCGAGCCCGTACACCGCCATGCGGGCACGAGCGAGCCAGACCCAGATCACATCATCGAACTGCCCCCGCTGCTGCTCGTCCCACTTGGGTCGCTCTGCGACCACGATGGGGGGACGCGGGAACCGATGGGTCACCCGCCTGAGCACCAGCCCCTCCCGCTCGGGGAGGAAGAGGATGATCTCGTTGCCCACGTACATCTGAGCAACGTCCAGCTTGGTATCACCGGCCTCGCCCTTGCCCCACGCGCTGTCCCGGCGACCGATGAGCTTGGCCACCTCGGGGAACTTGGCCGACAGGGACTCGATGGTGTCCTGCCAGGTCTTCACGTAGAGCGAGACGTTGCCGTAGAAGTCGGTCTGCCAGAAGGCAGTCCGAGGGTCGTCGATGCGGAACCGCGGGCACTGGGCCTCGAAGTCCGGCTCGATGACGACCGGCATGGCCGCGAAGGACCAGTACCAGTCACAGCCGGTGTAGAGCTGGAGCTTGAGCCGGCTGTGCTCTACGTAGTAGAGCGCGATCTTGGTGCGCTTCGAGCTGAACTTCTTGGCCGAGGCCGAGGTCATCTGGCTCGAGTGGCAGTCGATGGAGGGCATCCGGGCCAGGGTCTCGGCCATGTCCCGGGCGGTCACGTCGACGATGTTGGCGACGACCGGCTTGGGCCAGTTGCGCGGGAAGACCCCGGGCATGATGGCGTCGACGTCACCACGACGCGCCGCCGCGACATCGCGGTTGCGCTGCTGCCGCTCCGTCTGGCCGGAGAGCAGTGAGGTGTAGCGACCCATCAGGTCGCGGGAGACGTGCTCGGGCATCACATGGCCTGTCGTTGTGCGCGGATGTAGTCGTCGATGTTGATGACCGTGCGCTCTGCGAGGTCGTTCTCAGAGGCGAAGGGGTTGTCCAGGAAGTCCTGCTTGCGGCTGCCCAGGTGCTTGACGATCTCGCGGGCAGCCGTCTCCGCCATCCAGAAGGCCATCACGATGTCGGTCTTCTGGGTCTTCGGGTGCTCGGGGTACCAGGTCACGAGCTGGGTCTTGAACGTCCGGTAGGCCTCGTTGGGGTTCATGCCCGGGAGGTCCAGTAGCGCCGTGCCGTCCTGCCAGCCCTTGAAGAGGGTCTCGAGCGAGCTCACGCCCCAGTCGGGGCTGTTCTTGTTGGAGCCCTGCGTGCTGTGCTCATCGAGTCGTACACCTCTCGCGGCCAGGAATTGGTTGATCTCCCTGTCCTGAGTGAGGAATGCCTGGAAGGCGTTCTTCTCGATGCGCCAGACGTCGAGGTCGTAACGCTCGGTCCAGTCCATGATGAGGGAGCGGAGCCCCTCGGCCCGGACCTGCTTGTTGAAGACGTCGACGAGGTGACGCTTCCCCGTGTCGCGGTCGACAGCGAGGACTACGCAGGCGGTGAAGCCCGCGGAGGTAGCGGGGTCGAGGCCGGCGACCAGGGTGCAGTTGTGGAGGTCGGGCACCTGGCCGCGGAACCTCTTGGACTGGCAGGCGTTGATGGCCTCGATGGTGAAGACGGCATCCTCGGACACCGACTCCTGCATGTAGACGAGCGCCCAGGTGGTGGGCTTGAGCTTGCGGCGGACCTTGGCGAGCCGCGGCCCGTCCCACTTCGGCCACAGCCCCTCGGCGTTCCGCTCGCCCGGGTGGATCGGGTGGGGCCGGTCGGCGAACGGCCAGAGGGTCTCCCACTCCTCGGGAGTCTCCCCGAAGGAGAGCACCGCCGGCTGGGAGAGGTAGGTCCAGTCGGACTCCTCGCCCTCGTAGTGCTCGGGGTTGAGGAGCTCGCTGTAGAGGTCCACCGGTGCGACCCGGGTGCCGACCACCAGGAGCGGGGCGTCACGGGTCATGACGTCCTGCATGATGTAGTCCAGGTGCGCCTCGTACTGGTGCGCGTTGTTCAGGTCCTGGACGTCATCGAGGATGATGAGGTCGGCTCGAGCACCGTAGATCTGCTGCCCGATGCCGAGGACCTCGATGTTGGGGTCCTTCTGGTCGGAGTCGGAGTGACCGAAGTAGATCATGTTCGCGCTCCACACCTCGGCAGCCCGCTCAAACCCCTCTGGGGGCCCGTAGTCGATCTGGAGCTGGGCGAAGGCCTTGTTGATGAGGCGCCGCTTGATGCCCTGGAGGAACTTCTTCGCCATCTTCTCGGTCTTGGAGATGACGACGACGCGGAACTCGGGATTCGTGACGATCTTGTACGTCACGTAGTCCATCGTGATCGTGGTCGACTTTGCGTGACCGGGCGGAGTGTTGATGATTACCGCATCCGGGTCACCCTTCTTGTAGACCTGATTCGGGTGAAGGTCCCGCGGCTCCCGACCTTCGATAAGGTCAATCCACTGCATCTGGTGGCGGAAACGCTTTGAGTTGAGATACTTCTCCGAGAAGTCCTCGAAAGAGATGTATTCGTTCTTTCGGTCGTGCTTCGCGCCGACCAGGCGGGCGTAGATGAGATCTCCGGCTTCCTTGAAGTCGGGATCGGTGGTCCGGTAGTACTTCCAGATCGACGGCTGCTTGCCGGCCAGCCGACAGGCGTCATCGACGGTGTGGCCGGCTTCTCGCATTGCGAGGATCTTCGCCTTGGTGCGAGCCACATCGGCTCGCTTGGCGGTGGCCTTCTTGCGGCCAGGATCACCCTCGCTGGACCCCTCGCCCTCGAGGGAGCCGTCCTTGGACGGCGGGTCGAGATGACGGGCCACGGACACTCCTGCGTCGAGAGGGGAACCTGAGCCGCGTCGAGCTCACGAGATGCGGCGAGGAGGGGAGAGGACCCCTCGATGGATCTGACCGGTCCCTCGGGGCGGTTCCTACCGCCCCCTGGGGGAACACCGAGGGAGGGAGGAGGTGCGCTCCAGCGCATCCTCCGACCGACCGAGGGAGGGGGCCTAGGGCCAGGCTTCGGGGCCTGGCCCGTCCAGCGAGGTGAACAGCCGAGCCTTCGTCGGTCGCTCGGCTGGAGCCTCGCTCCCTCTAACTGAAAGGGGGTTCACTTATGAGTAAGGCCGAGATCGGCCCCCCTCCACGCCGGTTGCCCCAACTTTTTTTTGAGCCTCCACAAAACCGCAGGTCAGAGCGATGTGGCCCGTCAGGGCCACGGTCCCTGTTCCTACCACGAATCATGAACGGGCCTTAGCGTCCGAGCGCAGCGAGGGCGCTTAAACCAGGGGGTCAAGTCCCCTCGAGCTCGTTCGCCGGCACCCCCCGGGGGGGTCTGCCAGCCTGCCCAGCCCAGCCCAACGGGGGTGGTGTCCTGCCCAACGATGGCAGGCCAGCCCAGCACATGCCCAGATGGGCATGACAGAGGGGCCACCAGCCGGATTGCTCCGACCGATGGCCCCTCGGGTGTCACGTTGTCCTAGTTGCTTGCCTCCTCTCCGGCCCAACGATGGGCCAATCGGTGTGGGAGGCTCTACAGCCTCCCGATGAGTCGAGTTGTCGCGGTGGGCTGCCGATGCCGACCGGTCGTTGCCAGTCGTCGCACCGTCCTATCCCGCAACTCTCCCGATCCGAAGAGGATGACCAGATCAGTCATCCCGATGGGGACGCGGATCGAACGCATGACCGTCAGACCTCTTCGACGTCGGTGACTTCGGTCTCGACGTCATCGAGTGACTCGTAGCCGCCC